ATTTTTGCTGCTTATTATGCAATGTGTTTAACGTCATTTGCATATTTAATGATAAGTGATTATTATGATAAACCAAAAAAAGAGATAGAACTTACATTGTTTAATAAAAAGGAATTATAGATAACATTTAATTATATGTATGGGATACAAAATTCACGTGTTAGATAGAAAATATAGTAAATGGGAATTATTTAATTCAACAACTTTGGATTTGGAAAAAGAAGACATTGATCCAATTAAAAATAAATTGTTTAATCATGATGTTTTTTCAATAGAAAATGGAAAAATATCAATAGATCATTCAGTAATAAGAAGTGTTCCTACCATACAAGGGATTTTGGTATTGGAAGGATGTAAATCTTTTGGACGTCATTCGCGAGATAAATTTTATTTTCGTTGTATTCCCGATGACCGCCGCTTGCCCGAATTTTTGGTTCCTTATAAATTAAAAATAGGATTTTCAAAAATAAATGTGAATAAATATATTTTATTTAAATATAAAAATTGGGATAATAAACATCCAATCGGTTCAATTGTTCAAGTCATAGGACCTGTTTCAGATTTATCTTGTTTTTATGAATATCAATTATATTGTAAAAGTCTGTATGCATCCATTCAACAATTTAATGCAGCTGCTATGAAAGCCCTTAGACATAAATCGTCAAATTATTATATTGATGCTATCCAACAAAAATATAAATTGGAGAATAGACAAGATTGGGATGTTTTTAGCATAGACCCCGAAGGTAGTCGTGATTTTGATGATGCATTTAGTATAAAGAAAAATGGAAATGAGATTCTCCTTAGCATTTATATATCAAATGTTTCCTTATGGATGGATATAATGGATTTATGGGGATCATTTTCAAAAAGAATTTCTACAATTTATTTACCTGATAGAAAAAGGCCAATGTTGCCAACAATTTTATCGGATGCATTATGTTCATTGTTGGAAAAAAATATAAGATTTGCTTTTACATTGGATTGTACAATTAAGAATGGGAAAATAATTCATACTGATTTTAAAAATACTTCTATTGTATTGAAAAAAAATCATATATATGATTCTACCAATCTTAAAAAATGTAAAGGATATAAACTTTTATTTGAGGTTGTTTCAAAAATGAATACCGTTGAAAATCAGGAATATGTGAGTAAGGGAAAATTAATAAATGGTGAAAAAATAAAAGACAGCCACGATATAATTGCTTATATAATGGTATTGATGAATTATACGGCGGGGAAAAAATTAAAAGAATTTGGGACAGGTATTTTTAGATCAATAAAATTAAATGAAGAACATAATTTACCAAATTATATACCTGAAAAAGTTAAAAAGTTTATAGCCGGCTGGACAAGTTCAGGTGGTCGTTATGTTAAATGCGGCGAATATACCAATCATGATTTATTAAAATTGGACTCTTATACCCATATAACATCACCAATAAGGCGATTGGTAGATTTATTAAATATGATTGATTTGCAAGATAAATTGGGATTATTAAAATATAATGATAAATCTCGTTCTTTTTATAAAAAATGGTTTCAAAATCTGGAATATATAAATATTACCATGCGTTCAATACGAAAGGTTCAAAATAATTGTGCATTGTTAGATAAGTGTGTAAAAGAAAATAATCCACAATATGATGGTTTTGTTTTTGATAGAATGAAAAGAAATGATGGACTTTTTCAATATGTTGTTTTCTTGCCCGAACTTAAAATGACCAATCGTTTGGTTTCTCCGGTTTCTTATGAAAATTATTCTAAACATTTGTTTAAAATTTATACTTTTTTGGATGAAGATCGTTTAAAACAAAAGGTTCGTGTAGATATTATCTCGTCTTATAGTATATATGAAAAAGAGGAGATTTAGAAACAAGGGTAAAAAAAGACAATTTGGTGGGGCAAATTATCCCGATGAAAAACCTGCTCCACAGGGACAAAATAAACCCAATGGGGGAGGGAATCATTCTGCGGAGTCTGATTTATTTTGGACCGGTAAGACCGCATCGGGTGTTTTTGGTGAACCTACTTCAGGTGGAAGAAAAGCGAGTCGTTCAAGAAAACAACGTGGTGGGTCGGGTGGATCTCGTTCCTTAGACTCTGCCGCTTTGGGATCATCTTCCGATGTTATTCCAAACGTAGATCCTACAAATTTCCCACCATTGCCTCCATTAGAATTCCCGGAAGATCCACCCTTTAAATCTGCTTCTGCTCCCCCCGCTAAACGAGATGATGTTATGCCACATAGATGGCATCCCGATAAAGGTTTTCAGGCTTTAACTCGGTCGGATTTTCCTGAATGGCATGTTGAAGCAAAAGAAATTGCTAGAAAATGGCCAACAGCAAGAAAGGCTCTTTATAAATCGCGTTATGATGATTTTGGTTGGAAAAAACCACATAAAACACAGGCATTAAAATCAATTGCAAATGAAAAAGAATTGGGCAAAAAAATGATAGAAGTTGCGCCAGCAAAAAAGGCTAGAACATATAAATTGGCGCCACCTGCTTGGTCGGGAGATGAACCTGCATCCCCAAAACAACCCGTAGGTCAAATGGGAGGTAGAAAATCTCGTACCCGCAGAAGGAAAAAATCTTTTAGAAGACGTAGAAAACGTAGAAAGCGTAGAAAGAGTAGAAGGCGTGGCAGAAAAAAGAATGGTGGTAGAAAAACAAAAAAAAGATAAATTGATTTATATATTATTATAAAATAATATATAAATGAAATCTCTCTACAAAGAAAATGATTTGTGGTGTATTATGGAGGATTATATTTTTCCTTGTTTAAACGAAACCATTTGTCATCTGGAAAAACATTTAAAGCGTGGAGATATGGATGCGTTAAGATGTGTTGACAAAACATTAAATAAAAGAATTATTGTTAGACCTATATTTGATTGTAGATATATAACCATTGAAGGGAAAAAAAGATGTTCGCGGCACTGTAAAGCCTTGCCATTTTACAGACATCTGAAAAAAAGAATGGATCAACACGATAGAGGTGTAGATGAATTTATACATTTTCGTTTTCCAAAACCTCTTTCTTATGCTATTGCAAATATGTTCAAAGATCAATATATATATAGAATAAAAAAAACACTATTTGGTAGATTGAAAGGTTGTTGTGAGAAAAATAATTACGATCCAAGATGGCCACAGGGTTGGCGTTTAATAAGCAATCCAGAAAAAAAGGATCGTATAATAAAAGAATGTAAGGATTTAATTTTTGCCGCCCGAGGTTGGAGGGTTTAATTTTAGACTAACAACCATTTAAATTTAACACAATATTTTAATATATGTTTTTCACTTATATATCAATGATTACACCATTTATTAATAGTTTTTCTGATTATTTAAATCTTCGTTTAATTAATAAAAACTTTAAAAATCATATTTATAATAGTGTTTGTCATAATGATATTTTATTTCCACGATCTACTTTTATATCTATTGGTCATTGTTGGAATTGTGATACGACGGAGAATAATGTTGAACAGATTGATTGGTTAAGTGATGATCCTCCACGAAGAACAGTGGTTGTTTGTGATTATTGGAGATGTAGATTAATAGGGTTTATTTCAAAAATCTATGAACTTTATCGTGTCGATAAAGTTTTCTATTTTTATCCTCCACTTGAAAATAAAGAATATAGAATCCCTCGCAGCAATTCTAAAACCGTAACAATTGCTAAAATTTGTAATTATTATAATAATATTTCTTTCTTTCGTAATGAAAAATTTTATGTTTATGTGCAATGGAAAGAAGATGCTCAACTCTATAGAAAACTTGTTCTTTTTAAGGATTTTCTTTCAATGAACAATATAAAAGAAAATTTTACCATTTATGATATGTATGAAAAATCCAATTTATTACAAACACGCCATCTGAATAAAATTGATTAAATAAAATATAAAAATTATTATAAAAATGGATTCTCTTATAAAAATGTATGAAGAATATAAAAAGGCGGCAAAAGATCGCAGCGAATTGGATGTTGTTGAATATTATTCACAGGTATTAACAAATTTAAAAAGAAAAAAAATAACAGAAGCTCCTAAAAGAAGTGAAGCTCCAAAAGAGTCTCATTGGGATCGCTTAGTAAAACTGGCAGCAGGTGTATCAGGACAGACAATAGAGGAAAATGCAGCGGAGGCGGAAATATTATTAGAGCTCCACCGCCTCCACCGCCTCCACCACCATCGCCTCAAATATACAAAGACTGATTCGTAACAACAGATTTTAATGTTAATTCTGGTATTTTTTTAATTTGCTCCAATAATTTAAGATTGGATTGAATTTCGCATATTTTTTCAAACTCCGAAGCAATGTTATTAATTTTAAGTATTGCTTTAATAAAAACGCCAACGGATATTCCTTTTTCTTTTGCATTTTGAAATACTTTTTTACATTCTTTTTCAGTTTTTGAGTTTATCCAATCGCGCATTAATTCGCATAATTCAAATTGCAAAGTTTCATTTGTGCATTCCAAATTATAATTTAATTCTACATCTTGTATATCATTATAATATCCCTGTATGGTTTCAATTATATATTTTGTTTTTTCCGATATTTCTTTATTAAAAATATTTGGCGATCGTTGATCTTCGGGTATAGGAATATTTGCAAAACAACTAAATATATATATTAATTCGCGCGCAGTGAAATCATCAAATTTTCTATTATCTATCAAATCTCCAAAAACAATGGAGTGAACCTCTTGTATATTTGCTCCTATTATTCCTCTTGGAGTAAGTTCCAATGTGTGGGTAATAAAACCATAATCTATCAATATTGATAACACAATTTTAATTGTTCCGTCTATATAATTTGATACATATTGATGTTCTTGTTGTAATTTAAATATTTCCTCGTCTTTTTCATCAATTTCAATGAGTTGTTTTACTTCAATATCTATAAATTTATTATTATTTTTTAATAGTTGTAGATTTTTTGATATTTTTTTTCGCCGTTTTCTATCTGCCAACTTCAAATCTTTTAATAGGGACAAATATTTATTAAGATTATCTTTGGGCGTTCTACAAAATTGCAATAATTCCTTTTTTTTCTCACACCGTTCTTCCAAAACTTTAATATTTTCTTGAATATTTTTTTTTTCGCTTTCAATAGATACTTTCATCATGCTATTATCCATAAATGAAGAAAATTCAGAATCATTATTCGCAATTAAATTTAGAATCAAATTGAAATTAATCTGAAATTTGGATACGATTGTTTGTGATAGCCCACATAACATATTTTTATATTCATTGGGGGGAGGCAATTCAAACATATTGTTTAAATGTATAACTGTTCCTTTTTTATCTAATCCACGTCGCCCTGCTCTTCCTGCCATTTGTGTGTATTCATGTGGTAGAAGAAAGCGAAATTTGCTTCCGTCAAATTTTTTAAGTCCTGTAAATAAAACGGTTTTCGTGGGCATATTAACTCCGACGGCGAAAGTTTCGGTTGCAAACAAAAGTTTTACATAACCTCTTTCAAACATAATTTCAATGATTTCTTTAAATACCGGAATAATTCCAGAATGATGAACCGCAATTCCCTTTTGTAGTAGTTGAACCATTTGTTCAAATTCCGGAAGTTGAATATATTCCTTCCAATTTGGAATTTTACCAATCAATAATTGTTTGCATTCTTTTGGAATAATGTTCATTAGGCGCGAATCATTTAATGACAATGATATTTTTTTGGCAAATTCTTCCGTTTTTCTTCGTGAAAATACAAAACAAATTGCAGGAAGAAGGTTGTGTTCATTTAAATGTTTTGTAATCTTATTTAACACAAATTGTTGGTTTACAAAAACGTTATTCTTTTCAAAATATTTTTCAATTTTGGAGATAGAATGAAAATTTTCTTCAAGGAAGAATCCGTGTGGTTTTTTGAGTGGTATTAATTGATTTAATTTTGTATCAATGAGTGTATTGTTTTTTCCGTATCTTTCCGTTAATTTATCACGCAATGTAAGGTATGAATAATGTGTTAGTGGTACGATTCTTTTATTGGTAGAAGCCAAATAAACTTCTTTTTGTTTGATATCTTCTACCCATTTTGCAAAATTTTCGGCTTTATTAATAGTTGCGGACAACATTACAATTAAAACATTTTCAGGTAGCATCATAATTGTTTCTTCCCATATTTTCCCTCTTTCTTTGTCATTAAGATAGTGTATTTCATCAAATATAACACATGCAAGTTCGTTTTCAATATCCATTTCAAATTCAAGGGGTTGTTTAATTCCTTGCTCGGAAGTTTTTTTATTAAATAGATTATTGCGCAATATTTCGGTGGTCATAATAATGCAATCTGCTTCCGGATTAAATTTAATATCACCTGTGAGGATTCCAAAACTAATTTCGGGAAATTTTTTGGAAAATTCGTTAAATTTTTGATTTGAAAGACTTTTAATGGGAGATGTATAAATAACTTTTTTGCCAAGTGTACAGAATTTTTGTATGGCATATGTTGCAGGCAATGTTTTTCCGCTGCCGGTATGAGCTGTTATAAGAATATGTTTTCCGTTTTCAATTGCCTCTATGGCATATTTTTGAAATGCTGATA